GTACCAAGCGAAGAAGGTTGGGATACCGAACAAAACCAAGCTGCACGTGATAAAGCCGACAAGGGCGCAAGGCTGCGTGAGCGTATCTGTATGGCGCTATTGGCTTCCCCGCAGCCTGTGGCAGATTTGATTATGTCTGCTGCTGAGGTAGAGAAGTACGTCATTGGCGAGCAAGAGGCTAAGCATACAAAAGCAGCAAAAGCTAAAGGGATGTCACTTTACGATATGACCAAAGCTCTGCGGGAGTTGGTAGGTTCGGGAATAAATGCTGACGTGCAGGGTGTTGTATTCATCCCGGAAGGCATGAAAACAAAAGATGATCCATTTGGCCAGTTCTCCGCATTCGTCATCAAGTTCAAGGCTAAGCCATGAGCCACTACGTCGATGAACTGCTCTCGCTTCGCGTACCAAGCAAGCCATGCCAGGCATTTGTCGGCAACCGCACCAAGCTGAGCCGCCTCGACTACGCCACGGCACAGGCCGCCGGCTTCAACATGGCTCAGTTCACCATTGACCCAGTGCGCTACGTGCGCAGCTAGATCGCAGCATAGAGAGTAGGCGAATACCATGACACCAAAGCGCGTGATTGACTGGGAGGCTGTAGAACGAGTCTACCGCGCCGGTGTGTTGTCCCTGCGTGAGATTGGCAAGATTCACGAAGTCTCTGAAGGTATGATTCGCAAGAAGGCCAAAGCTAGCGGCTGGGAGCGCGACCTAAGTGAGCGGGTGAACGAGAAGGTACGCACAGAGTTAGTACGCAATCCAGTACGCACTGCGAACCCGCAGACAGAGCGTGAGATTGTAGAAGAGGCTGCGGCTACGGTTGTGCATGTTGTCCGCTCGCACAGGACGGCTATCACCAAGGGTAAGCAAGTAGTCGATGTCATGATGCAGCAGCTTATGGATGACGTTGTTGGGCGCGATGATCTTGAGGAAGAAATCGAGGTTATGACTGCTGGTGACAAATCTGGTGATCGCCGCGCCAAGTTGATGCGCGCTGTTTCGCTTGGAAACCATTCGACAATTGCTGTCAACCTGGCAAATGCTGCAAAAACATGGATGGGTCTTGAACGTCAGTCTTTCAATATCCAAGATGATGGCGGACAGCAAAACAATCCCCTTTGTGATTTGATCGCAGCAATCAATGGGACGTCGGTTCAGGTAGTTAAATGACAGCAACACCGGAAGAGATTGAGTTCGCGAAGAACTTGGCTGATCCGCTGTGGCGAATTAGTAATCTCTACAAAATCATCATCAAGGGTGACGACGATGAGGAAGGGCTGGTGATCCAGTTCAAACCTAATCGCGCGCAGAAGAAGTTTCTATCTCGTCTACATCAGAGAAATATCATCCTCAAGGCCCGTCAATTGGGCTTTACGACACTGATTGTTATTGTCTGGCTTGACCATGCGCTATTCAACGCAAATAGTCGGTGCGGTATCATTGCTCAGGATCGCGATGCGGCTGAGGTGATATTCCGGGACAAAGTTAAGTTTGCATACGAGAACTTGCCAGAGGCTTTGCGTAAGGCAATGCCATTGATGGCTGACAACGCCAAGGAATTGCTGTTTGCACACAACAACAGTTCGATCCGCGTAGCTACATCAGTCCGATCTGGCACTATTCACCGGTTGCATGTGTCTGAGTTTGGCAAGATTTGCGCGAAGTTCCCTGATAAGGCTAAAGAGGTAGTAACAGGCTCCCTTCCAGCGGTACCGCTCAACGGCATTACGATCATCGAGAGTACGGCAGAGGGTGCTGAGGGTAAGTTCTACGAGATGACCAAGAAGGCCATCGCGCTTCATGAGCAGGGCAAGGAACTCACCGAACGAGATTGGCGCTTCCACTTCTTCCCATGGTGGCAAGAGGATCGGTACCGCATGGCTCCTGGCGGCGTTGTGATGACCGCCAAGGATCACGAGTACTTCGACAAGATCGAAGCCACGATGAGTGCAGTAATTGATGACGATCAGCGTGCTTGGTACGTAGCGACACGCGATGCTGACTTCGTTGGCAGTGAGGACGACATGCTGCAAGAGTATCCGAGTACGCCGCAGGAGGCGTTTGAGGTGTCCAGTGAAGGATGCTATTACACCGCGCAATTGTCGCTGGTACGCAAGCAGAGTCGAATCCTCCGAATTCCGATTGTCAATGTCCCGGTCAACACATTTTGGGACGTTGGCAATAGCGATGGAACGGCGATCTGGTTCCATCAGCAGGTTGGGATGGAGGATCGCTTCATCGGCTACTACGAAGAGCATGGCGAGGATTTGACGCACTACGCGCATTACCTTCAGCAGACCGGGTTTGTGTTTAACAAACACTTCCTGCCCCATGATGCCGGTCATGTGCGTCTTGGCCAGCGCAACAAGTCAATCGAGAAGCAGCTAAACGAGCTGGGTATCCACAACACGGTTGTGCTGCCGGTGACTGATAGCGTCAACGCCTCGATCCAGTTGACGCGCCAGGAGATGGCTACGGCTTTCTTCGATGAGGAGCGATGCAAGGATGGGCTGCAACGCCTAGGCGGCTACAAGAAGAAATGGAACGCGACTGCTGGGCGCTGGAGTGATGAGCCGCTGCACGATTCCAACTCTGAAGGTGCTGATGCTTTCCGCCAGTGGGCGCAAGCCAAAGCGGCCGGGTTGGTAACACTGTCCGGAAGTATCCGAAGACCTGAAATACAAACATACCTGCCGCACGACACGGGCATGGGCCTAGGATAAGCAACACACAGCCGCCATTGAGCGGCTTTTTTATTGAGGAAATCATGGCGGATACGATTGTTGGTGTGCAGGCGCGGAACGTGCCACAGGTTGCGCTGGCGGCTGGCAAGCTGGTGAGTGTATCGCCGACGATTTTGTACGGGATCAGCGGCTACAACAGTGGGCCGGCGCAGTTCGTCCAGTTGCATGACAAGGCGTCTGCTGGGGTGAATGCTGAGGTTCCAGTGCATAACATCGCCGTGGCCGCTGCGGCGAACTTCAGCATCGACTTCGGCGTGTACGGTATGAACTTTGCCAATGGTCTGTACGTGGCCAACTCGTCTACGGCTGCGGCGCTGACTGCTGGCGCTGCCGACTGCCAATTCTTCGCACGGGTGCGCTAATGACAATCGTCAACACCAGCATCAGCGCGGCAGCGGCTGCGGCTGCGGAGCGCGCTGCGCCAAAGGTATCGAACACATCGCCTACGACTGGCGCGACCGTTGTGATGCAGGGCGGTACGACTGATTCCACAATCAACTTGACGCCAGCCGGCACGCTGCTGAACCTGACTGTCACGCTGCCTTCATCGCCACAGCTTGGCGACAAGGCGCGCATCGTGACCAGCAACCCGATCACAAACCTGGCTATCAATGGCGCAACGAGCATTCTCGGTAATCCTGGAACGTTGCTGACTGGTGGTAGCTTGACGTTTGGCTACGAGGCTAATAACACTTGGATGGTGATCTGATGAAGAAGGCACTTGCACTATTGCTACTAGCGGCATCGTCGGCATTTGCTGGCCCGCTTGATCTGGTGATCGGACAGCGCAACACACTGGACAACACGACCATCAATCGCGTGATCCCAACTACGGTGACGGATGGCCTGGTGTATTACAACGTCAGTACGACCCTGCCGGCTTATCTGACTGCGGGAAGCGGGATTAGCTTCTCTGGCGGCCTAATCAGTGCTACGGCGTCGTCTGGTCCGACTGGAGCAACTGGCCCAGCCGGCGCACAGGGTATCCAAGGCGTGAAGGGCGATACCGGAGATACCGGAGCGCAGGGGGTCCAAGGTATCCAAGGTGTTATCGGCCTAACCGGTGCCGTTGGCTCTACCGGCCAGACTGGCGCACAAGGACCTGTTGGGCCAACTGGCCCTACTGGTGCTACTGGATCGCAAGGCCCAGTTGGCGCGACCGGCGCTACTGGTGCCTCAGCATCCCCATTCAACTTCAGCCAGCCGACCGCGCGCACGCTGGCGGTCAGCACTAGCTACCAGGCCGCAGACAACACGAAGGCGGCGATTATCATCCCGAGCTACGCATGCCAGAACGCCACGCAAGTACTGGCGTCGAGCGCGTGCACGGTGCAAGTGCGCATGGGGACCGGCACGCTGACATGCTCCACCGGCACCGTGTACTACACGCAGTCGCTGACCGTGGCGCTGGGCGTACTGCTGACCCAAAACAGCACGAACCCTGTACAAATCAATCTGCCCATCGGCGCATCGTTCGTTATCTGCCCGACATCCGGAACATTCACCATCACCGCTGTCGAACAGACGGCCGGCTAAGCGAGATAGATCAATGGCTACCAATTTGGAAAAGATTTGCCCAAGCACGCAGTTGATGTTCGACGCCGAATCGGGTGCATTGTTGGGGATTAAAAATCCTAAAGCAGTAGGTGCTGATTTTCTCGGTGGGAATGGCGTCACCCTGCCTATCGCGACAGCCGCAGTGCTCGGTGGCGTCAAGGCGGGCAAAAATCTGCTCATTAACTCCGTCACCGGTGTCGCATCGGTGCCGCGCCCATCGGCGCTGTCGACGGCCGCAGACAAGATTTCGGATAAGGCCGCATGGGGCCGCAAGCTACGGCTGCTGACCACCGCCGTCGGCGTGGCTGGCGTGCCCAACGCTGGCGCCGCGACCGTCTACTGGCCGTGGGTGATCCGGGCGACGGACCGGCTGACCTCCCCGATCGACAAATTCTACATGTACTATTCCACCGACCACGATGCGGGCGCAGGTGGCATCTGGCTGGCGACCGCACCCACGCCGGAAGGACCGTGGACCGTCTATGGGCTGGTGTACACCGACGCCGGTGGCGGCCAAAGTGAAACACCGAGCGTGGTGTGGGACCGCGAGAACTCGCGCTACTGCATGATGTACCAGATCCAGGCGGCGGTCACCAATGGCACGGCGGCGCGCGGCGTGCAGTCCACCGTCGCGTGCTACTCCACGAACGGCATCAACTGGACCAAAGATCCCAACTTCATCATCGATATCCCCTTCGCCAATACGCAAGTCGGCGACGGGCACACTGGCTATTTCCTCCCGTTCGAGACCCGGCGCGGCCTGTTCGCGTACAGCCTCTACGGCGGCACCAACAGCTACGGCAACGTGCTGTGGAAGTCGAACGGCGACTTGTCCGGACTGGTCATCAATGCGGGCAACGGCACCTACGGCACAGGCTGGCACAGCGACAGGAAGCATTTGGGCTACGGCCTGGATATGACCATTCCAGTTGCCGCGTTCAGCTTGGCGCAGTACATCAACTGGAACCACTCTTTCGTGGCCGAGGCGCAGGGCACCGAATACTGGATTGGCGTCATCGCCAATTTGGTCTCCGGTGGCGATCCGAAAATCTGCACGCTGGCGGCGGCGCCGGTGTCGGCCAACTACCGCGCACTGACGGAAGCGCCACGCATCATCTGGACGCCGGATCAGGCCTGGGAGAGCGCCGATCTCCGCTCGGTGACGCCATTCGTCGACGACGGCAGGCTGTACATTTACTATACAGTCAACAAAACAGAGATTGGAGTGATCAGCTATGCTTTATGATAACAACGGTAATCAGCTCCGCGTGGGGCAAACGGTCGAGGACTTCATCTGGAATGTGGGCGGCGACACCGCGTTGCCGTCGTGGCTGGTCGCGGTCGGCACGTCGATCCTGACGTTCACCGGGCCGTCCGCTTCACCTGGTATCGTGACCGCGCAGACCAAGGCCTCCCCCGCCGTGGACGACGCGGCGGGTATCCAGACCGCGTTTTCAATCGCAACCCCGCAGTTCGCCGAGATTTCGTTTTCGGTGATGGGTATGACCGTCGACGCCGGGGCGAGCGCCACGAACCATTCGCTGCAGATGAAGCTCACGAACGGCAGCACCACCGGCGCGCAGTTCACCACCGACAACACCGCCGCCGGCGCCAGCAAGCAGCGCATCTTCCCTGGCGCCGAAACGGCCAACGCCTACGCCATCGCGGACGCGCTCAACGTGCCGAAGCGCAAGTCGCTGGGCATGGTCATCCGTCCCAAGACGCGCGAGGTGTTCTACACCACCGGCGATCCTGACGATGGCGCCGGCGTCGTCGGCTATTCGCGCAACGCGTTCATCGACGCCACCGGGCCGTTCCTGATGCAGATTTTGACGAAGGCGGCAGCGCAGCGCTCGATGTCTATCGCGCGGGTGCACCTGCGGTTGAGCAGCTTCTAGGAACGGCCATGCTGTTCTTCATCGTCTACATCACCTACGCCGTGGCAGGGATCACGAAGATGGAAATTGTTTCCCCAGTAGGGCCGCCGCAGGAGTGCTATACCGTAGGCTTATTCCGGGCAAAGGAGCGAGCTGCGGAACTGAAGCGTCCTCTATCGGATTTCACGCTCGGCTGTGAGCAGGCTGCACAGCCAAAATAAACTATGACCATTGGAATCGGCGCTGGCTTGCCGAATGGCTGACCGCATATTACCTTCTATTAGAAATACTAAATGAACAAAGACAACGCTGAGCGCATAGAAAAACTTGACGCGCTGAGCGGCGTCTTCACGTCTAAACGTAGCGAGTCTGTCGACGCGCGCAAAAGCTCCGGGATTGAAGAAGTCTGGATGAATTGCGAGGATTCGTATTTGGGCATTGACGATGCTAATCGGCATGAGTTCAAGAATGCGCAGTGGGCCAAGCCGACGAGCATGCAAGGTTCGGTGACATCGGAATCCACGTATCAGAAGAATGATCCGCGCTCGAATGTGTTCGTTCGATTGACGAGCCGCTACGTGGATGCTGGCGCGGCGAAGTTGGCTGAGATCCTCCTGCCTGTTGACGATAAGCCTTTCTCGTTCTCGCCTACGCCTGTTCCTGATCTGGTCAACGACAAGGAAGATAATCGACCAGCGATGACGCCGCAAGGTAAGCCGATCATGAAGCCGGCGGCAGCAGCGGTGCAGCAAAGCGTTGCGCCACAACCGCAGCAAGTGCCAAATGCGCCAGCGCCGCAGCAAGGCATGCCAGCGCCAGATGGAGCGCCAACCACGCAGCCGCCTGGAGCCGCTCCAGTCGAGCCGATGACCATTGGTGACTTCGCAAAAGAAATCATGGACGAGGCCGATGATTGCGCCAAGCGGGCCGAGACGCGCATCTACGATTGGATGGTCGAGTGCAATTTCCACGCGGAGAACCGCAAGATCATTCACGATGCCGCGCGCATTGGCGTGGGCGTGCTGAAAGGCCCGTTCCCTGAGTTGCGCAAGTCGCAATCGGCGGAAAAGTTGAATGGCGTGCTGAAGCTCAAGATCGTGGAAAAGATTGTTCCGTCCGCAAAGTGGGTCGACCCATGGAACCTGTTCCCTGATCCAGCGTGCGGCGAGAACATCCATGATGGCGAAGGCATCTTTGAGCGTGACTTCCTGACGGCGCGCAAGCTTAAGGCGCTGTCGGGCAAAAAGGGATACATTGCCTCGCAGATCAAGAAGGTGATCGAGGAAGGGCCGGAGAAATGCAATACCGATAGCATCAACCCAGCCGAAAAGGATAAGAAGAAGCGCTTCTCCGTATGGTATTACTACGGGGCGATGACTCGCAAGGATTTGGAATCGGCTAATTCCGAACTCGTTGAGAAGATGGATAAGTCGGTCGACGAGTTTTACTGCATCGTCACAATGGTCAATGACTCTGTCATCCGCGCGGTGCTGAACCCGCTTGAGTCCGGCACGTTCCCGTACCATGCAATGCCATGGAGTCGCCGTGCTGGCTCATGGGCTGGCGTTGGAGTCGCCGAGCAGCTTAGCGGGCCACAGCGCATGCTCAACGCATCCACGCGCGCGCTGCTGAACAATGCCGGCCTGTCGTGTGGCCCGCAGATCGTCATTGACCGTCAAGCCATCGAGCCGGCGCAAGCCAATGACTGGGTTCTCCGCCCGAACAAAATATGGTTCAAGTCGCCGGATGCTGTGAATCCTGATGTACGCACCGCGTTTATGTCCGTGGTTATCCCGAATGTGGGCGACCAGATGAACGCGATCATTGCGCTTGCCGAGCGTCAGGCGGAGGAGGCGACGAATATCCCGCTTATTTCGCAAGGTCAGACCGGCCCGACAACGCCTGATACGCTGGGCGCCACGCAACTACAGAACAACAACGCGAACACGCTGTTGCGCAGTATCGGCTATTCGTACGATGACCATATTACCGAGCCTGTCGTGCGCGCGTACTACGAATACTTATTGCTTGACCCGGAAGTGCCTGACGATGAAAAGGGCGATTGCAATATCAATGCGCATGGATCGGTTGCGCTAGTCGAGCGCGCCATCCAGGACCAGACGTTGGCGATGATGACGCAAATGGTGCTCAATCCAGCTTTCGGCATCAATCCCAAGTCATGGCTGACTGAGTGGCTGAAGTCGAATCGACTTGACCCGCGCACCATGCAATATACCGAGGAAGAACAGAAGAAGATGGCGGAAGCGCCGCCACCTGAAGACCCGGCCGTGACGGTGGCGAAGATTCGCGCCGAGTCGGCGAAGGAAATCGAGGGCATGAAGCTGGGCCAGGAGACGGCACCTCAAGGCGTGCCGCAAGCTCCTGATAACTCGCTCCAGATCGCGCAACTGAAGGCGCAAACAGACCTCCAGAAAGCGCAGATGGACATGCAAGCGAAACAGGCAGCGGCCGAACAAGCCGCAGCCGAGGCGCAAAAGCAGCGTGAGCATGATTTGCAGATGAAACAGATTGATCTGCAAATCAAGCAGCTTGAATTGCAAGCCGCACAGCAGTCCGAGCAAGCGCATATCTCAGCAAGTCAGCAGGAATCGTTGGATACCGCAAAAACTGAACTAGCCAAGACGACCATCAATGACCAGACTAAGCGCGAACTCGCCGAGCAAGAAACTAACCTCGCAATCACGCTGGACCAAGCTGGTAAGGATCACGATGTCCGCATGAATCCGCCGAGCCTAGTGCGCGACGAGCTTTCCACCGATGAGACGCCATGAGCAACGCCATTGAGCGCGCCGAACTGACCGAAGGAGACTTGGTTAGCCCGACTTGGGGCAAGATCAAGCGCCACCTTGACAGCCGCTTAGCGCATTTGCGTGAGCAGCTTGAGCAAGATGTGAGCGAACAGAAAAGCGCAAGGATTCGCGGGCAGATAGCAGAGGTCAAGCTGTTCTTGGGCCTCGCAGACGACCGACCAATTTTGTAGTACCCCGCCGCCCATCGTGACGGCAACGACTGCACCAGACGACAACGCCCGGTGTGTAATCGGCTCGCGCAAGCGGGCTTTTTGTTTTTGTGAGGTAGCCGAATGAACGTAGATGACGCAGCAGATGATGCTTTCAACGCAGGTTTCAGCGACGACCAACCCGAACTGACGGCAACGCCAGAAAAGCAGGGCGCGGAGCCGCAACAAACCCAAGATGAAAGCGCGCAAGTCGATCAATCTCAGCAGGAGCCAGCGGGCAAGCTTAAGCCGGCGCCAGTCGAGTATGCGCAGATCACCAAACAGGATTACGAATCGCTTCTGGCCAAGGCGGCGAAGGTTGACGAACTCGCGTCCACCCATGCCCAGGCAGTGAATTCCCTGAATGGCAAGTATGGCAGCATGAAACAAGTGATCGACCGCTTGCAAGCATCGGCTGAGCCTGGGCAGAAAATCCAGGCGACCATTGAGGATTTTAAAGAGCTGGTGGACGAGGGATATCCCGACCTTGCAGAAATGCAGATGGCCGGCATCAACCGAGTCCTATCCAAGCTGAACCTGCGCGGCACCGGCGACAAGCCAACCGCTCCAGCGTTTGACGAGGCCAAGGCTAAAGAAATCTTCGGTGCGGAGTTCAAGACTGGTTCCGAGGAGCTGCGCGAGCAGTTGCGCTACGAACTCGCCAAGGACGCCCTGACAGACGAGCATGAGGATTGGGAGACGGTAATCAAAACTCCCGAGTTTGCGAAATGGAACAAAGACAATTCTATCGACGCTAAAAAAGATCGAAAAGGAATTCCGTTCGCTGACAGCCAAGATCCGCGTTTCGTCGCCAAGGTCATCTCTGACTTCAAAGCAGCACAGAAACAAACGGCAACACGCCAAAGCCGGCTAGCCGATGCCGTCACGCCTAAGGGCGCTGGCGGTCATGGCACCGGGCAAACTGAAACAGACGCGTTCACCGACGCTTTCAATTCATAACCGAAAAGAGGAATTATCATGGTAATGGCATCAACCAATGGC